AGTAGCTAAAGAAACTTTCTACAGGTACCTTATTGAAGAGGGGTACGGTCGTAAAGCTGCTGAAATTGAGGTTATAGATTCGTTCCCGGATTATAAGGAAGGTATGCCGACAGCTGTTAAACAGCTAAGTGACGTTGGGATACTGATGTATCCTTCTTACTGGATTAGAATACAGAAATCTATTTACCGAATGGTTAAAGACCGTCCTGTAAGCTTTGGAACTGAAATGGGTGTTGAAGCGTATTTCAATGTCAATAACCCACAAATTTGGGACCAAGCAATTATAAATAAAGCTGATTCCTACTTTGGGTTGATACATACGCCTTGGGAGCATTGGGGCATGGGAACAGTATTCCCTACTAACGCTTTGGGATAAAATAGGGGGGCTTATGCCCCCCAACTTTTTAGCTCTTAGAACCGAAACGCTTGGTACCAAAGCTTGGAGCTTTAGCAGCATCAGCACCGGCAGGTGCGCTGCCTTTACCACGTCCACCAGCTACCCAGGCAGCAACTTCATCTGAAGTAACACCGTCTTTGTAGGTGATGTTATCGAAGTACTTCGTGTCACGCTCGTAACCTTCACCGGGAGTTTTCTCCAGTGCGATTTCTTCAGCAGTTGCATTGTCCATTGCACGATAGAAGCCTTTGATGACTTTCTTTTCCGTGATTGAACCATTGTATCTGCCGTACTCCAATTGGATACGGAGCATGATTTCAACGTCAGTGAACTCTTCAAGAAGAGCAACGTCTTTCAGTGCACCGGCCTTACCGATTGGTAGCTGACCTTCAGTAGGCTCGGCAACATCACTCACACCAGCAATAATTAACATCTGGTTAAAGATCTTGGCACCGATTTCGTTTGGAGAGCCGTCGTTGTTGGTAATGCGAAGGTTTCCGTAGACGATCTGCTTTTGGCCATTATGGTCAACAAACAAGTCTACTGTGATGGAACCGTTCTTAGATTCGTTAGCAATAGCTCCCAGAATCGTAACAGGATACACACCAGAACCGTTTAGGTAATCACTACCACCGCCTTGTTTCACATCTTCTTCTTTTACGCTTGCTTTGAAAAATGACATAGTTTATTCCTCTCAGAGTAAAAGGGTGTCAACCCTAGGTTATAAAGTGACAGAAATTGCCACATATTTGATAGTGATGGCCTGTTACAGACTCCACTCACTTGCTTTAGATTGCTTACTTTTGAGCAGTTCCAAGTGTTCTTGGAGGTTGAACTCAGCACTAGGCATACTATCCGGTAGCTCAGCCACCGTCGTTCGAGACGCCATTTTAGCATTACGGAAATGCACAACACGCTGCTTTCCCTTAAGCTCAAGGAAGATCGCCTCATCTACTTCAGAAAGGATTCCGCCCTTCTTTCCGTAGCTACCACCAGCATTGACTAAGCTATAGCCAGTGGTTTCCTCGCTGTACATTGCGTGCGATACCATAATCACGTTAAAAACAGGCGATAGGTCGCGCTCAATGAAATCTACAACACTCTTGATCTCAGTATTAATCTTTCCATAAGGGAAAGACTTTATCTGCTCCAAGCAATAGCCTTCTATGTCCAAAAGAATCTTTGAAATAGAATCGATAGCTATAGTTTCTGGCAATTTGCCCATCTTATTTTCATAGGCGTGGATTTTATCCGTAATCACATTAATCAATGTGTCAGCAGAGGTAAAGTCCTCCACATTCACATGCGCCTGTGGAAACGGATACTTCTTGCCGTCCCGTGCAATTACCAGCACATCGTCCAACGTCTGGAGCAACGTAGTTTTACCGATGTTCGGCAAGGAGCTGATAAGCATTTTTACCTTAGACATTATTGTTCCTCATTTTCTCGGGGGTGAAGCCCACTTCATCATCGATAGAAACAGACTTACAAATATACCGGCGATAAGGCCGGTAAGCATACCAGCGAATGTTCCAAAGAACATCATGGCCAAAACACCGGATATGATCACGTCAGTTTGCCATCCAAATCTTAGAAATTTGGGCAAACCCATCTTAACCAGCAATATGATGAAAGCCATTGCTGTTAGAAATGCCATTCCTAATACTTCCATAAATTACTCCTATTCAGGCTTCAATCTTGGATCGTGCCAGATGATATGGGCAAGTTCCGGGTGATTTTTGTGGAATTCAACGGTGTCTACGCACAGTTCCAACATGCTCTTGATGAAATCAATATCATCCTGAGTTATTGACTCAGTAAGCACAGTAGTTTCTGGCGGATAGCATTTAAGCTGCTTTCCTGTCTTTTCACTGATGTCGCCATCAATGTTGCGATTGATATAGACCAGGCGCACTCTGGTGGGGTTGTAACCCTCTTTCTGTAAGATGTAAGCGTAGACTAGCAACTGGTACTTGTAGTACGCAGGGATAGCTCTAGGTTTAGTCTTAGAGGAGTAGGTCTTGTAATCCACCACCATGCAGTCATCTACTGTGCCCTGCAAGGCATCAAGTGTTCCTGCAGCGTAATAGCCGTCCTTAATTTCCGCACAATGTTGCGTTTCAGCTTCCAAGAATTCGTTAGACAACACATAGTCGTTCACCAGGGTTTCGGCCATGTTCAAGTAATTAGCGCGAACATCTTCTGGATCGAAGGTTTCGTTAGCTTCATGCTCATCTATGTAAGCTTCGATGTCTTTAACGTTGACTTCTTCGTGCTTGGCAACCTTCTCGGCACAGTAGTGCACGATAGTTCCCAAAACAGTCGACGTGTTGTAAGTAAAGCCTTCTGCGTCTGTCAGGTTGTCCTGATACCACAGGTATGGCTTCTCAATAAATTTAGAGAAGCTACTTGGGCTTATTTTGAACTTTGCGCCTTCAGGCACTGCCGCCGGCACATAAGCTAATTCGCTTGGCATGGTATTTTCCTTATTTGTTGCATTTCTTGTGGGACAATCTCAAGTGCATGATTGCGTCTGGAGATCCCATCTCTTTAGAGAAATGGTGTTCGATAGTGGCCATAAGGCCAATATCATCCATAGGCTCACCATAATTTGGATAAATCATAGGTTCACCACACCAGCAGCAGTCACTACCAAAAGTTTTCCACAGTAGTTTTCTGATTCGTTTCCTGGGCTTTTTCCCAATCTTTGTTGGCTTCACTACAAGTCCCTCAAGATAACTTTTATGTCATCTACAGAGGCACCGTTAGGAACCTTGGTTAAGTCTGCCCAGTTGTAGCCGACCTCACCAGAAGCTTCGTTGCTTATGGTTTCGTCTTCTAAATACTTGGTACACAAAACCTCAATCATATTGTCGTTCAACCACTTAATAACGTCAGCGTCCTTAATTGCTTGGGTGTAGATGCTGTCGTAAATAGTGGAAGTCACTTGGATAATGTCAGAAAGCTTTTCTTCTCTTATCCGATGATTGAGCTCATTAACTGCAATAAGCGTCAAGATACTCCAGAACTGTACTGTGGAATTGTGCAAAGTCCTGATGTCTTTACTTGCGTCATCTGTATAGAGACGACAACCAAGACCAAGATGCAGGTACCCTTGCTCTCGAGCAGTGGGCAGTACATAGTTTTCACGGTATTCTGTAATACCTGGGTACAAGATGTTGTGATACCTGTCGAAAATCTCTTGGGTAATCACACCACCTTTGTGGTCGTCAGGGTATCCACCATAAGCAAGCTTGAAGGTTGGCCCCTTAGATTTTTGGCGAAACTTCTTAATTTCCTGGTGATCATTGTCGAAAGCTTCCATAAACTTTTTAACGTAAGCCACGTTGTCAGTATTAGTTCCCAAAAAGGGAACAAGTTCAGGACCGAAGTAGCCACAAGCATTTAGAGAGTGGCCATCAAGGCCTTCTAAAAATATGTTGCACTTGTTCGTATCCTTGGTCAGATTCGCAATAACTCGATCTTCCAGCGCACTGAGGTCAGCAGTAAAAACTACCATGCCGTCAGGGGCCCTGAAACAGCGTTTAAGAGGTTTTGCGTAAATAGACTTAGTACTAGGCATATTTAGCAAGTTCGGGCTGTTGGACGTAGGACGGAAGGTTTTAGCCCCAAATACACGCATGTTTCCGTGTAGTTTTCCGTCTATCGTGTAAGTATCGAAAGCTTTTAAGAAGTTTGATCGAATAATTCCCCCAAAGGAATGATCGACAAATGCAACCAGACACTGTTTAAGGTCTGGATCATCAGTAGTTTTCAGCACTTGCTCAACAGCTTCCCTGTCCCAGGAAGCCTCACCAGTTTTGGCAGAGTATTCCATAGGCTCAATGCCAAGCATTGCGAAAAATTCTCGCATCTGCTTGTTGCTCCCAGGATTGAAGTTGTCCAGAGTCACAGGCTCTTTAGCCTTTTCCTCTCTAGGACGATTCCATAATTCAGACTTATACTCAGCCAGTGCACGCATGCCACTAATGACATGCTGATTCTGTGATGAAGTCGACTTATCTACAAGTGACTTGATGAACGGGTCAGATAGAAATATGTTGTATTTCTTCATCCCAGCTACCGGCCACTTGTCCCTGCAGTCCTTGGACCGAGAGATTGACTTCAAGTAAGTGTTCATAACCCATGTTCGGTGAACCATATCTGACGGCTTAAACTCGGAAAGGTAATACTCCGGAGTTCTAGTAGCCGCAGTGGCTTTATCAGCGTGTTCTTGCTGAGCACGGGGAAGAACCTCTTTCTGGTGACGCAAAATAAGTGGATTTTTGGCTAACGTTGAGTCCACATTACTTAGAACGTCAGTAATGGTTACTCGAAGCTCTTCAACAGCTTCTTGGTCGATAGTTAACCCAACAGTCATAAGATCAAGCATGTCGGGAATTATAGGGTGCACAATGTTTCTGTAAAAAAATTCAGGGCCCGGATCATGCTCCCATGGCATTTTTATTGGTAAATGCTCAATTGGCCTCATAAAACATGCCCTCCACTTCTTTCCAGAGCAACATCAGAGCTGCGCCATCAATAGCTGCGTAATCAAGAAAAGCTTTATTCCGTATGTCGTCTGGCTCATAAGAATCGAACGCAGACCACTTAGGGTCATAGTGCCTGCCCATTAAAGTTTTAAGGTCAGTCTTAGCTTTCCAAATTTGTGTGTGGTTTATTAAACATTTTGCCATCAGAGATGTGTCGACGTAATCGTTAGGAAGAGCACCTACTCTGTGGTACATGATTTTCAAATCAAATAAAGCATTATGGATTGCCAATGTTCCTGGGTAGGATTTTACCCAGTCCCACACCTTCAATTCAGTTTTCGGATCATCTGACAGAATGATAATGCTGTTAGCTTCATCTAAACCAAATATGAAGTGCGTCACATTAACTAATGAAGGAAACGACAGACCAGTGTTAGCGGCAACCTGATAGGCTAGGCGCTTGTGCTCAAGAGGTAAACCCTCGTCTTTAAGCAGTTGCACAGCTTCAGCACGCTCAGCTTTGGTGTAGATTCCTTTAGTTTCAGTATCGAAACTAAGTCTTGGGTAATCCAAAAGACGGTTTAACGCTTTGCTTATAAGAAACGATGATCCGTAAACTTCATAGTTTACTTTTATAATCGCCATTAAACCTCCTAATAGTGCTGCTCTTGCTACAGACCACCATGCCGTATGCAGCAATTAGGGCCCAATCAGCAGCTTCCTAGCGTTGTGGACTGACAACAAGAGCAAATATGGCTGCTTCACTTATGCGGTGCTTTATCAATAGCCCAGGCCTTTAGGACTCACGTAGACAATTACTTTGCTAAGTGAAGCAAATTTGTTATTCCAACAACCCATTAAGATCGTTGTTGAAGAATTTTCCGCCGATATTTTCATTTAAAAACGCAGGGTCAAATATCGCATCGTAGTGAAATAGCAGAGCAGTCTCCAAATATGTAGATGCTTTGCGGGTTGAGCATTGATACAAGATCTCTTTGGATTCAATTTCTAATCCAACCTTGTCGTGGCTTCCCTCGTAATTTACGAAGGGGAGGGTCACGGCAACTCTACGTTTACGCTTTTTTCCTTTAAGCGGCGGTTTGGTATGAATACTCCGCACCGCCTTTTTGCCTAAGTAGTTCTGCCCGTTAGTATACGTTATCCAGTAAACAATATCAGTACACTCGGGCAGCAGGTCATCATGGCTGTGGATCTCATTTTCACGGTACAACCACATAGTCTAAACCTCTTACGGTATGCGTCTAAGCGCAGGCCCCACCAAAGTACGTTCAAGACGCCCTTTGTCCATAGGTTCAACCCAGTAACCATTTATTTCATCAGCCATCTGGCGAATGTAAGAACGGTCAGCACCCAAGTCGATGGCATGTGCTAGTGCACGGTACATCAGACGTGAACGCTCTCCAGGGCCCGCATTAAACGCATACATGAACGTTTCCTGTGGGTCTTCAAGCTTATGCTGCTTTTCCTTTGTAGGAAGTGAAGACGCAGGTTTAGGCTTGTCCCTAATACGAAGAGAAGCTCTCTCCAAAAGACTTTTGGTAGATAGGCTTTCACCGTCCAGCTTGGTTAGGATTTTACGGTTAGCGAAGCTGAGGAATATCTGGCTTTGTGGCAGTACGTCAATGATTAGACCTAGGTCTTCACTTAACTCCTCCAGAAAAGCCTTCCACATGCGCTCATCAATATCCACCATAGAATCCAACTCCATAATAACTCGAAATTTGAACTCGTTGTTAGGATCGCTAGTGCGTACCACATAATGATTATACTCGCTTAAAAGTACATGGACTTCTTCATCTGTGAGCTGTGACTTATCGACGTCTAGCACCACGAACTTAGTGCCACCGATGAGGTTTTCCTTCTTACGAACGCCGTCCTTAAATGCAAATGGAGAGTAAGTAGCGTTTTCGCTAAGTAACAACTCCAGCTCATTAAAGTTTGTTTCGTAGAATGTATAGCCATCAGATGAGTTTCTTGCCATAAACTCTTTAAGCTCTTTGCCTGCAAGAGTCGTATCAAAGATTTTGAATGACACGCCAACAATATCAGTTTTTATGATCTCTTTGTACCTGATACCGTTGTCTTCTATGGTATACGAACCGTCGGGATCGTAAGAATTGGCCAACGTAGCTAATTCCTCCACCTTGCTCTTGCTTGAGCCAGAACCTGTCACATAGGACATCTTCCGCAGCTCATGCAGCGATAGGTAGAAGTCGCCTTCTTGCGCCTTGAACCGGCACATATCGGATAGCTGCTCGTATGGTTCCTTAATCAATTCACGCTCAAAGTTGCTCAAGTCTGGAGACAACATTTCAACAGTGTTAATTGCTGTAGCGTACATCTTCTCAGTTATGAGCTCACTATTAGCAAGAATCGCGTAGGTTCCAGCGAGTTTCAAAGCCAGCCACTGCTTGTGCTTGCGGCTTAGTTTCGCAATAGGAAACTTATTAGGCATGTCTTCGGATTCAATAGAATTGAACTCCAAAAATACGTCAAACAGCTTATCGGCGTTCTTGGTAATTTCGAGAGGTTCCTGGGTTGTTTTCTCAACAAGATGCGCTGTCATATTCTGAAGCGTCTGTTGGGCAGCCAGAACTCTTGAACGTTCCTTTTCCTTCATAGCGTAAAGCTCATCAATAGAGCTTATTCGCAGAGGCGAAGCTACTTCAGGTGTGAATGTGAAAATACTTCTTCGTGCCAACTGCGTGTTAAACACAAGTCGGAACTTAGATTTAATTTCATTGTTAAACAGCAAAGCTTCCTGAGATCCGAAGAACAACGCATTGACCGGTAGATTCTTAACCGCTTGCGTCTGATTCTCATGGGACTTAACGATCTTAGCCGGGATATTTCCCAGGTCATAAGCAACAGCAATGGTCTTGATAATATCTACCATTGCACCATTGGTCTGTAGCTCTGAACCAATTTCCGAACTGGTAAGTGATCCTGCACCAAGAGGATTCTGCGAAATTTCCGCAAAATGGTGCATAAGACCTTCAACAGTACCCAAACCAGCCTGCAAAGGCTTTGGAGTACGGTA